TGATACAAATTTAGTCATATCTAAAGTATATGGAGTATTGTACTTTTCTATATTACCAATATATAGATTAATTTGTTGTGATCCAATAATAAAAATCCCATTAATTAAATCAAATAAATTTATGTTTTCAACTAAAACTACTCCCGTCATTATATAATATAGGTATACATTATATAATTGGACTATGGGTTAAAATAATGTTCTCTCACCTTGTTCATCTATTGTTCCTATTCGTCTTGCAGGATTTCCTACCATAATAGCATATGGTTCAACATCTTTAGTTACTACTGCACCTGCACCAATTAATGCATGGGATCCTATTGTTGTTCCACAAACTATTGTTGCATTTGCGCCAATTGTTGCTCCTGACTTTATTAAAGTTTGAATATACTCGCCCCCTTTGGGTGCCCCACATCTAGGATTAATATCATTGGTTAGTACACAGCTAGGGCCTAAAAACACATTAGATTCACATTCTACTCCTTGGTATACAGATACATTATTCTGTACTTTACATCCTGGACCTAGTTTACCTGCAATATAACAGTTTTGACCAATATTTGATCCAGAACCAATTTGTGCTGTTGGGGTCACATGAGACCAATGCCAGATTTTGACACCTGATTCTATTTGAGCTCCTGGGTCAACTAGTGATGATTCATGGACAAAGTAATCTGGTTTTGGATTAGCTTGAGATTCAGATAATTCTTTTACACTATTTAATGCGTCTGAACACATTGTAAGTACCTTGAGTACTCGGATACCTTCTTCACCTGGAGTAATTGGTGTCTCCCTGGTTTCACAACAGTGAATAAAATGTTCACATTCTCGAACCAAAGGGCTTTTTGTTAAATCCAATGGTATAACTTGGCCTTCAGTTTTATTTGCAGTTGGTACTGGATTTGATGAACCTGACCAGTTGATATAATTTGAATACATTCGAAGTTTGTCAATCGGTTCAACATCATCAAAGACTAACATACCTTTTTCTCCAATAATTGTTAACTTTTGCTCTTTGAATGGGTGCATCCACGACAAATTCATATTAACATAGGTCTCTCCAATCTGGAATATAGTATTAGTTGTATCATGAATCCCTTTAGTTAAATTTGAACTTCCAAAACTATGTACTTGTGTTGGTAATTTATCACCACACAAAGCTAAAATAACTGAGATATCATGACAACCAAAAGATAATGTAACATTTTCATGTGTTCTAAAAATTCCTAAATTAAATCTATTAGATACAATATTAATAATTTTACCAATTTGTCCTGATTTAACAATTGTTTTAATTGTTTCAATTGCTGGATGGTAATGTAGTAGGTGTCCTATCATAAGTATTAAATTTTTTTGTCTAGCTAATCTAACTAATTCTTCAGCTTCTCCAACATCTAAAGTCATTGGTTTTTCAATATAAACGTCTTTATTAGCTTCTAGAGCTCTCTTAGCAAATGAATAATGCATGGGAGCTGGTAGTGCTATCATTACAGCTTGAACATCTAGATTGGATAAAACTGAATCAAAATCAGTAGTAGTTGATATATTAGGGTATTGGGTCTGAAGTTTATCTAGTGCTTCTTGATTAATATCACATAAAATTAAATTAATTGTATCAATTTCTAACATAGATCTTGTTATATTTTTACCCCACATTCCTGTTGAACCTAAAATACAAATTTTTTTTTGTTCCATATTAATATATTTCTATATTTATCAATCTTTATATATTTTTTATATCAATTAATTTAATATATGAATAATCTAATTATTAATATCAATAAAATATTAAAAGAAAATTACCCACTTGAGATATCATTTGATAAAATTTATTCTTTATCTCATTTTTATATTTCAAGTAATAATTATAATAAATTTTTTCCATTTAATATAAATATAGATGGAGTAATTCTAAAAGGTGAATATAAAAATTATAAAATAATTCAAGTTAAAACTACTAAAATACTAACTTGGAAACAATATATATTATTATATGTTTCATTGTTAAATATACATGTAAATCCATGTGTAAATAAAGATACATTTATAAAAATATTACATACTAATAATTATCTTGATATTTTGAATATACAAAAAATTAAAATTAAAAAAAATAAAAATATAATTGATTATAAAATAGAATACAAAGATACACCAAGTTATAATTTATCACCTGATAATAAGTTTAATATATCTGACAAAGATAATCATTTTTATTTAGAATCATTTCAAGTTAATAAAAACTATGAAAAACTTAAAATAGAAATAGATAGATTAATTAAACATAGAGATAAGTATAAGACTATTCATTTTCATCTAAATAATAATGGTGGTGGGGATAATGTTCCAGCACATTTAATATTAAGATGTTTGGTAGGAAATAAAAAAGAAAAATGGATGAAAAATATTAAAAAAATAATTAAAAACAAAGAAATATTAGAGTGGGATTGTTGGGCAGAAGAAACTAAAGATAGTCCAAATTATTCAGTTGTACAAAAATTAAATTTAGATAATTTACCAAATTATGATACAAAATATAATGGCAAAATATATTTACATATGAATAAACGAAATGGTAGTGCAGTATTCTATTTTATAACATATTTAATTTATGCTTTTTCAACTAAAATTAATAGATATTCTGAAAAATGTTATGGTCAAACTATTAAATATGGGTCAATTGAAAGTGATCAATTAATATTATTAGGTCATTCAGGTACATCATCTGGTGATGTTAATGCAATTCAAATTAAATTAAATGATAATATTATAGTAAACTGTCCAACACAACAATTTATATCAAGTTCAATAAAGAAATCTGATTATAATAGATTTTGGATTAAATAGATTTTAAATTGGATAAAATTCAAAATTTACATAGATTTTAAATTGGATAAAATTTAAAATTTACATAGATTTTAAATTGGATAAAATTTAAAATTTCCACACTTATAGCTTAATGATTTTGACATAACTTTTTTATCATTTTTATTATATACTTTCATTTTAGAAAATTTTTCTTTATTAATATAATGGTTGCTATCAATTACTGTTGAGTAAAACACATTATATATTTTTATCTTAGACTGTGTTAGCATTTGTATACAATGATCATATGGTTTTGCATTCCCAATTTCACCATTTGCTTTAATTGTGATTACAATTAAATCAATATTTATAGGACATACTTTCCATTTTTTTATTTTACCCAATGCATCCATTTCAGCATGTATTGTTGTACAAGTTTTATTTTCTATAATATTATTTTTTCCTTCAGCAATTTTTTGTTTACATTTAGAACTTATAAAATATGCATAGTGGTGTCTAACTTTATTTTCTTTTTTTTCATCAATTTTATTAATTATAAAATCAATAACCCATTTATCCATTTATTTATGTTAGTATTTAATTATAATAATTTTATTTATCAATTTTTAAGTCTATTAAGTAAAATATATAATAGTCATTATTATATAAATCAATGGATTCTACAAATCAACCAAACCACGAGATCAAGTTCCCTTGTGACGGGATCAAGTTCCCTGGTGACGGGATCAAGTTCCCTGGTGACGGGATCAAGTTCCCTGGTGACGGGATCAAGTTCCCTGGTGACGGGATCAAGTTCCCTATACAAATGTATGACCCTACTAGAGACTTTAAAGCTCATGAGTCCGAGTATAGAGCAGCAATTGATTCTGTATTAACAGTTGGTAATTATATTGGAGGTAAACAGGTTGGTGAACTCGAGACACAACTTGGGTTATACACAGGAGCACCTCATGTGATCACATGTGCGAATGGTACTGATGCTATTTTTATTGCATTATTAGGATTAGGAATAGGTCCTGGGGATGAGGTACTTACCGTGGCTCATACTTGGATTTCTACAGCAGAAACTATTGCGATGACCGGGGCCAAACCTGTCTGGATTGACATCGATCCTAATACTTTTTGTATGGATCCTAGCGCAATCGAGTCTAAAATTACTCCTCAGACCAAAGCTATTCTTCCTGTTAGTTTATATGGGCTAGTTCCTGATTTAGAATTAATTGAAACAATTGCTAAAAAATATGGCCTTGCAGTAATCGAAGATGGTGCTCAAAGTTTTGGTGCCAAACGAGATGGTTGGACTTCATGTTCTTGTACTTGGTCTGATATTGCAACAACATCTTTCTTTCCAACCAAACCTTTAGGATGTTATGGAGATGGTGGTGCTGTATTTGTTAGGGATGGAGAACTAGCTAAAAAAATTCGTGCAATTAAATCTCATGGGGGATTAGAACGTTTTGTACACAAGTATATTGGGATGAACTCGAGACTAGATACAATCCAAGCTGGGGTTCTTCAAGTGAAGATGGGTTTGATAGACCAAGTACTAGATTCAAGACGTGCATGTGCTCAGATATATACTAAAGGACTAGAAGGGATTGAAGGATTGGTATTACCGCAAGTCCCTTCAAATAGTACCCATGTGTGGGCACAGTACTCAATTCTAGCTTTAAATAAAATTTGTCGAGATTCAATAGTAGCTGGACTAAAAGCTGGGGGTGTTAATGTTGCTATATTTTATCCAGTACCTTTATCTGTCCAAGAATGCTTTTCTGGAATTGACTCTTCTGGGTTAAATTTTACAACCAGTGTATGTGATAGAATTTTCAATCTACCTTGTTATGGGGAAATTACTTTAAAAGAGCAACAATACATTATTAATTTAATAAAAACTTTAGTATAGGAATATTTTTTAATATTAAGGGAATATTTCATACACAAATTTAGAAAAAAAAAAATGTATATTTATGTTATATATAATGTCAAACGCATACTTAAAGCCAAAAGCAAATTCGCGTCCTCAAGTTATCGAATACGTTTGGGCATCTGATTCAAATGCTATTATTGTTGATTTGTCCGGAACCAAAAATTCAAAACTAAATGCAAATACTGCTTCTAATAATCTTACAAGACTTACTAATGATGATGGTAGTTTACAAAATATTTGGTCTGATTCTACTGGTAGACTTTATAACTTAGATGTATCTCAAAATGATATTTCAGGTTCTTTATTCCCTCTTGCCTTTTTTGTTGCTAACGAATCAGGACCAAGAACTTTAACCAGAGTTACTGGTTCATACACTCAGTTCACTCTTCCTGCTTTCAGTGTAGTTGATAAACTTTTCACTGATGCAAGTGGAACACCTTGGTACACATCTTACAATACAAATGTTAATTTTAAAACAATAAATGATATTTCATTAACAAAGATTGGCCAATTTAGAACAATTAGAGATTTATCTTTTAATGCTTTTGATACCTCTAATAACAAAGTTACTATTGACTTGAGTGGATTTAGAATTGGTCACCCAGATCTTAGTTATAACCCATTTGCAAGATATGATATTTCTCTAAATCTCAGCACTAACGCATTATACAAGAGTTATAACGCTGCAAAGACTGATGTATCCAATGAGCTAATTATTAGATTACATAAATTTGGTCTTGGAGTTGATAATATAAATGTCACTAAATACTCTGATGCTTATAATCAAAATGCTTCTATTGATATTTCAGTAAACGTTCTTAACGCATCTGGAGTTCTTAGATTTGATACATCTATAAATGCTATTCTTAATTTAGAAAGTACTAATTCTCCTCTTCAAACTAATGCTGACTTTGCAGACTTTTTACCATTATACCCAGCAAAACAGTATACTTTTACCAAGTCTGGTAGACAAAATATTTCTATTCCTTTTGTTATCCCTGCAGGTGCATCTGGGTGCTGGGTTTGGAATGCAACTCTTTTTGATGGTAATATGACTTCTAAACGAATTGCAATTACTATTAATATCCAACCTTCATTTACTGCTCCTATTATTACCTTAGATCCTACCACTTCTCTAACAGTAGTTCCAGGACTTGAACAACCAGCTTCTTTTAATATTAAACTTGATGACAACTCATTTACAGGTGATATTTCTAATAATTTACCTAGAGGTATGTTAGTCCGTCCCAGAATTAATGCTGTTAATGCTCTAGTTCCTGGTGATGTCAGTACTAATTACTTGAATCAAAGTTTTATAATTAAAAAAGATGCAAGTTCATATCAGTTTGTTACAAATGATTTATATCTTGATACCCTAACATTTACTGATATTTCTAATGGTACTACTGGTGCTACTAATAGTTTAGCTAACCAAACTAATCAATTAATTGTCGGTGCAGCTGATATTTCCTTTAATCCTTTAACTTCAACTTATTTTAAACTCCGTGATGTATCTACTAACTTGAAAATTGATGTTTCTGCAAATGATTTTAATCTTCCTTCCAGACAATTTAATTTCTATTTAGATTGGCTTCCAAATGCTGAACCTGCTGCATCTAATAGTGTTATACCACAAACTTCAAATATTGGAACTATTAATGTAATTACTACTTATAGTTCTAATGTTAACTTAGTTGATAATCAAGATGGAACATACTCTTTATCTTTATCAGATCTTAATGGTGCTCTTGATTCAACATCATATGTTGTTAAAGTATTTAATGACGCAAAATGTTCAATCCCTACTCCATCTGCTAATTTTACAGCTACTCCTCAAGCAAATGTTTATGGTTCAACTTCAAATCAATTCAATGTTCAAATGGACTCTAACTTTAATGCAACATTTACCAGTCCAACATTAAATAGTATATCTAGAGTTTGGATAGTTGCATACCTGGCCAAGTCTACTAATGTTCACTTGTATACTGCATCTACACCTGTTCTAGTTACTAATGTTAAATTTCCCACCCTACGTTTTGCAATTGCCGACACCAATGCATTTAGTCAAGCTCAACTTAACCAGATTGTAAATGTAACTGATAATCTTGATTTAAATACATCTATTGCTGATCTTTCTGGTTATAGAATCAATGATATTAGTGGTGGTATTGATTTATCTTGCAACATAGAATTTCCTAATTGGACTCCAATTGGTTCTAACCTTAAATTCACTTTAAATGATAATAATGGTATAGTCAAATCTATGGATATTTCTGCAAATCTCACTAGACAACCCAAAATCGTTCCTAATACCCCTGCTGTTTTTACTAACCTTTCAGACGTTTCAAATAATCTTCCATTTTATATTGATTTATCTTTCAATTCAGTAAAAACCGCAGCTTTATTCTCTTTAGATATTGCTTTTTCTGATTCATACGGAACTGTATACCCTGCTGCAACCAAGACAATTCTATTTTACTATCCTGGTTTTAGTAGTAATGCGGGTGGAAATAGAAATACATTAATTGTTTTTAATGATGCCAAATATGCTCTCGATTATGTTCCTAAATTAAATCAAATGGATATAAAGACAAAAGATACTTTTGATTGTTACACTTGGACAGCTGGATCAAGTGCTAATACTTATGGGTTAAATCTTGCTAGATCTGAATTTGTTGGCAATGATCATGTTCTTGATGCATCTGGATTTAAGATTGATAAAGTTATTCAAAATGGAATATTAAATTCAGACCCTGCAGCACTTTATATCCAGTATAATGGAGCATGGTCTAAATTAGTAACTACTACTGTGTCTCCTAATAGTAATGGTAGTGGTGGTACAAATGCTGTTAATATTAATACTTGGATCCCTTGTTCTTTTGCTAGAAACTACTATTCTTGGATTGATACAAGAAAATTTGTTGGTGCTATTGATATCCAATACTATACCAAAGATAGCACTGGAGTGTTATCTACTTTACCTAACACTCTTCGTCTAGTTGTTCTTCCAAGACCTACTATCCAAGCATCTATTGCTACAGTACCTAACGTTCTTGTTAACACTCCATCAACCTTACAACTAACTCTTAGAAATTATCAAAAGAACAAAGCAGGTGCTAATATTGATATTAGCGGATGGACTCCTCAAGATGTTAGTGGAAGCAAATATCTTAATGGAAAATTCAGAACTCTTCTAAATGCAAGTTCTGGTTCTATTTCACTTGTAAATGCATCAGGTGCTCCAGATGTTGCAAATGCTGGTTTTTTTACACTTCCAAATACTGCTAGTGATATACTTTATGGTCGTCTTGCAATTATACCATTAAATTTCAAAGGAAGACCTACTGCTGGTATTATCAGTTCTAATATCCAAGCTAACTACTCTATGATTGGTCCTAAGGCTATATCTGGATCTACCCCTCTCCAAGTTGTTGTATACTCTACTGACTCAACTTTCAATAACTCTGTATACACCAATAACTTAAATATCAATACTCAACTCAACTTTGGCGGTATAGTAGGTGCTCAATACATTGCTCTTGATAACTCTAATAATAGTATTGTACTTGATGCTGATTCAAGAACTAAGAATGCTCTATTTGTAATAGTTGAAAATAAAGGAAGTGCTGTTGCAAGTAATACAGCCTTTACTAGTAATGTTGGTTATGGTTCAACTCCTTTAACATCAACTGCAGTTGGTAATACAGCAGTCTATCAACATAATTCAAATGGATGGACATATTTATACTCCGAAGTATAAACCAACTTGACTAATTAAATCAATTAAATAAATAAATAAATAAATTATATAACTAATTATATAATTTATTAAATTTACTAATTTCATTCTACTGTTACTACCTTTGCTAAATTTCTAGGATAATCTGGATTGGTTCCTGATTTTAGTCCCAGTTCAAATGAAAGAATCTGTAAATAGATATTCACAAGTACTCCTCCAAAGGTTTTAGAATAATCAGTTTTTAACTCGCAGGAATCACTTGATCCTATTAAGACCACTCTAGCATCTCGAGCTTTTACTTCTTGAAACGCATTGAGATTTTTGTCATGGGAATCTGGATTAGTATCAAGGATAAATATTGGTAATCCAGGAGTTATTAATGCAAAAGGTCCATGTTTTAGTGCAGATGATCCAAAACCTTCTGCGTGGGTATAGGCTATCTCTTTAAGCTTGAGAGCAGATTCTTTTGCTATTGCTTCATCTGAACCTTTACCTAGAACAAAGCATGAATTACCCATATCAAGTTCTGATCCTAAAGTTTTAACTTGATCCCAGCAATCTAACACTTTGTCTATCTGCCATGATAGATTTCTTAGATCTGAAATTATTTTACTTCTTTTTTCCAAACAGGTTCCTTTGGACTGTGAAAACCATACAGCAATCAAAGTTAATACCACACACTGGGATGTAAAAGATTTAGTTGAAGCAACTCCAACTTCTCTACCAGCATTCAAATAGACTCCGCAAGTTGTTTCTCGTGGAATCATTGAATCAACCACATTGACAACCCCAATAGTCACTAACCCATACTCCTTGGCTATACCCATACATCTATGCAAGTCTTTGGTCTCACCTGATTGGGATAGTAAAATTAATCCTGTTTTCCCTCGTTTGGGAATATCGCGAACTGTGAATTCCGCACCATCATATATCCCTACTGTATCAAATATATCCAAACTCTTAAATAATCCTAAAGACCATAAACCCGCATTAAAAGAAGTCCCACAACCTAACAAAATCAAATGATCTAATTCTTGTAAAACTTGTTTTGACCCATCTAATCCACCTAACTTGACAGTTGTAGGTGTTTCAATTCTTCCTCCATTATTTAATGCTCGAATCACACATACACTCTGTTCTCTTATTTCTTTTTCCATCCAGTACTTGTAAGGGTCAGGTTTTGAATCAAATTGTTGAGATGTTTTAGTTTTAATCTGATATGAATGGATATCTTTAGAATATACTAGTCTAGAAGTCTTATCGTCCCATTTGATCTCAATCAAATCATGATTATCCAAAACCACATATTGATTCACATGAGATCCAAAAGCAATTTGTTCAGACACAACCATAACCAAGGAATCATCAAATCCCAAAAGAAGAGGTGATCCATTACGTGTTACCCATAACTTGGATGGATCGGATCTATCTATTATAGCTAGAGCCCAAGTTCCTGTTAACATTCCAATAGTTTTGCTAATGGATTCACAAGTAGTAAAACCTTGATCTAACCAATATCCAATTTGTACAGCTATTACTTCAGTATCAGTTGAAGATTTAAATTCATATCCTGAATTAACTAGTTCGAATTTTAACTCGGAAAAATTTTCTATAATCCCATTATGAACTAGTGCAATTCGACCCTTTGAATCAGTATGAGGATGAGCATTAAGATCAGTTTTACCTCCATGTGTAGCCCAACGAGTATGACCAATTCCAATTCTAGATTTTAGTCCAGCTTCAAGTACAGCTTCTTCAACTTTATCTAATGAATTAAAAGTATTAGTTGATGCGTATTTGATAATTTGAAGAAGCTGTACTTGAGAGTTAATTGTCCCAATACCAACAGAATCATAACCTCTATTTTGGATTAGCTTGAGTCCAGAAATTACATAATCAACAAATTGATTCGCACCAAGATATCCAATAATTCCACACATATTTAAATATATTATAACATTATATTTAAATAGTTTAACTTTAGACACTGGTATATTTTATATTTGATACTGGATCAGACATATTACCAAATGATACATAAGATTTATGTCTTGATTCATTTGGTAATAAAGAACCAAAAATTGTACTATACTGAGTTTGCATATACTCTGGACCTTCAGGATTTGATCCAACTGATGCAGGACCTGGTGCGGGTACAAGAGTTTTAGTAATTTGGTCTCTCTCAACTTGTCCAACTCTATCACACCAAGATGGTTGTTCAGTTTCTAACATAATTTTCTTTTCAGTAAAATCTCTACAGGTAATTTTTTTATTAATATTATATCTATTTGGTAAAACTAAATCTTGTATAATAGGTTTATCACAACCATTATCACTTGCTAATTTATTAACTATTAATTTGTCTTTAACTAAAGCTTTGCAAGAATTTAAATACATTGAAGGATCATTAAAATTAGTTAATCCAGTAGTAAAAGTTTCTTCAAATGATTTAGAATTAGAATAATTAAAATAAAAGATTATTGCTATTGCAACTAATAACATTAACATCGAGTTATCCATATTTAGTATATATATTAAATATAGATATTTTTTCTTAATTGATTTTTATTTTTGCCACTTGACAAATTTAACATTAATTGATATAGTTAAATTAAAAATTAAGGACAGTCTGCATCAACCATTTCTTTTACTAACTCAACAAATGATATTTTAGGTTCCCATCCTAACTCTAATCTTGCTTTTGTAGAATCACCTAATAAACGTTCTACTTCAGATGGTCTAAAATATTTTGAATCTATAAATATTAGCTCGCGTCCTGTATTTGCATCATATCCTACCTCATTGATCCCACATCCTTTCCATTTTATATCAAATCCTCGCAAACCAAATGATATCTCAATAAATTCTCTAACACTATGGCATTCATTAGATGAAAGCACATAGTCTACTGGTTCACTATGTTGCAAAATTCTCCACATTCCTTCAACATGGTCTTCAGCATGAGACCAATCTCGTAGTGCATCTAAATTACCAATAGTTAATCTATCTGATTCTCCTCTCATAATCTTACCTAATGCAATTGTGATTTTACGAGTTACAAAATTATGTCCTCTTCTTTTAGATTCATGATTGAAGAGGATACCACTGCACGAAAACATATTATAAGCTTCACGATAATTCTTTACTATCCAATATGCATAAAGTTTGGCTGCACCATAAGGTGATCTTGGATACATCTCAGTTTTTTCATTAAAAGCATGACCTTCTGATTTACCATATAGTTCAGAGGTTGATGCTTGATAAAATCTAGTAACTTCTTCTAACTGATTAGATCTGATGGCTTCTAACAGTCTTAATGTTCCAACTGCATCTACTTGTGCAGTATACTCAGGTAATTCAAATGAAACTTGAACATGGGACTGTGCTCCAAGATTATAAATTTCTAACCGAGTCATTTCAGGATGGGCTGATTTGATATTAGCAAGAATATGAGTAATATTAGTTGAATCAGTAAGATCTCCATAAACTAATTTAAGACTAGGATTAGAAAAAATATGGTCAATTCTTTTAGTATTAATAGATGAAGATCTTCTAATCATCCCATAAACCATATATCCTTTGGATAAAAGAAGTTCCGCCAGATAAGAACCATCTTGACCAGTAATCCCAGTAATAAATGCAACAAGTTTATTTTCCATTTTATAAAATAATATCAAATTAATTCTTTAAACCAAATTATATTTCTAAAACAAATCAAATTTCTATAACTAGCCCAGGGTTAAAATTAGATTCACCAAATTCATCACGATACCCCATTTGATTGGATACATATCTTATATTTGTATCAAGATCTATAAAGTCATAAGACCAATGAGTATGTCCTGATATCCATGTTTTAATATTTGTTGGATCAATCTGTTCTGTTTTAATCAAGTTGTCCCATGCAAAGTAACTATTGAGTTGTCTATGTTGACTCAGATATATAGGATTTGAAGTTCCTGAGCTAGTTGGTGGAAAATGACTAATAACAAGGCTGGGCTTGTTTTGATTTGAGATCCAGGTTTTGAATTTGTCCAACTCGAGATTAGCTAACCCTGTTATGAACTGGCAACTAATTAACTTGCGTTTACTTTCCCAAATATAATTATAATCATTAATTTCATCTTTAGCTTGGATTTCAGATTCAAAAGGTGATCTAGTCCATCCAACAAACCCATATATTTTTAGTCTATCCAGATCATACTCGGAGTTATCTAGCAAATGAATATTTGGATATTGAGAAAAGTATTGGATATAATCAGATTTTAATTGAGGAATACACTTGGAACTATGATAAAACTCATGATTTCCAAACACATAAAAAATATTTTCCCAAGATCCAGCACAGTACTCTATAAATTGAGACCATCCAGGGGTATTAATTTTACCAATATCTCCTGCTAAAATTAGGTTTGGTGCTAATACAGAAGGTTTTGGTGCTCGTTTGATATACTCCAAATGCATATCAGAAAATAGTTGGAATTGAACCATTTGATTTAAAATTGATTTAACCAATCAAATTCAATCAAATCCAATAAATCAGTTAATTCAATTTTTTATTAGCTAATTGATTTAAATATTTAATCTTATAATAATATTATACAATTATGAAAATTATTAATATTTCACCATCAGTAACAAAGAGCTCTGAAATTAACAATCAAGAACCTATAAATATTTTTTATCAATTTTTTGTTCATGGGGTAAAAAGAAGAAATAATGAGATTAGAAAGTGTTTAAAATTTAATGTTCAAAATCCACATATTAATAAAATTTATTTGCTAAATGAAAGAATTTATACTGATTCTGAACTTGGAATTTCATCAGATAAAATTGTTCAGATTGATTGGAAAACACGGTTAAAATTTGGTGATGTTTTCAAGTATATTAATGATAATAAAATTACAGGATATCATGTAATTATTAATGCAGATATTTTTTTGGATTCTACAATTGAAAATCTCAAATATTCACAAATGCATTCGACTAAGCAATCAATGGCCTTGTTACGATATGAGTATGCACATGATTTAGAAGAATCCAAGATATTTGGTCCAAGATTTGATTCTCAAGACACATGGATATTTCATTCAAACTTTGTACCAAATGAACAAGAACAGAAGATATTTAACTTTGAATTTGGAAAGCCTGGGTGTGATAATAAATTTATATATTTGTTAAATATTCTGGGATATGAAATAATAAATGATCCTGCTTTTATTAAGACTTATCATGTACATCATTCGGAACAAAGAAACTATACTAATGCAGATTATATACACAAACCATGGGGAGCAATTATTCCAGCAAATGTAGATGTAAATGCTATCCAACCATCAATTGGAATTGATTTAGGACATGTCGCTAGTCTGACAAATAATTTATCACAAATAAGATTTGAGGATAATTATAGATTATATAACTATATTGCAAGTAAATTTGCTCAGGGTCAAAACTTTATAATTCCTCGAATAGCAGGAGTAGAAAATAATTATGCGGTTGAAGGAGAAATTGTATTAAACTCTAAACAGATAAGTCCAGAATTTGCAGATTATATGAGCAAGACAATTGGAGTAATGAAGAATAATGCAGGAATTCAGTTATCAAATATTAACTCCGTACTCAAATACTCACAAATGTATATGCAATCATTTGATCAATGTGAAGCATATACTTGCTGGGAACCACATGGCGAGGTGTATAGATATATTGTAAAATCTCATGACTATATTAGAAACAAATACTCAAATAAATTACCGCTTTGGGCATTTAGCTTGGATATATTCCATTATATTAAAACACTTCCTTGGACTCATGGGCTAGCTGGAAAGCGAGTTTTAATTGTGTCTGCATTTGAAGAATCTATCAAAGAAAAAATTCCAATCCGTAAAGAAATTTATGGGGTAGATTTATTTCCTGGATGTGAGATTACAACAATCAAACCTCCACAAACTCAAGGAACAGAAAGTTCTGAAGAGTTTGATGTTGAACTAAATAAATTTTTAACTAGACTAGATTCAATTAAAGATACTTATGATGTTGCTCTAGTATCAGCAGGAGGTTATGGAAATTTAATTTGTTCACATATTTACAAGTCAGGAAGATCATCAATTTACGTAGGAGGAGTATTGCAGATGTATTTTGGTCTTCTTGGATCACGATGGTTAAAAGAACGTCCAGATGTAGTTAGGCTTTATTTAAATAAGTACTGGTCAAGACCCAAGGAATCAGAAAGACCTACAAACCATTCAAATGTAGAGGGAGGCTGTTATTGGTAAAAATAATAAGTTTAATTTGATTTAAATAATAAATGTATATTATTTAAATATTAATGAAAGATATATATTTTTATAATTATTATCATTATGGGGATGTTTATTTAAATTCAAAATTTATAGAAGATTTTGCATCAAAATATGAAGGAAAAGTATATAATATTATTGGAAATTTATATAATGAACCATTTGAATATTTATTTAAAAAAGCAATAACAAAAAAAATATCAGATATTTCTGATATTAATTTAGCAAATACATTATCAAATAATGAAATTGAAGTTATAACAGAAATATATGATGCATATAATGTACATTTAGGTAAAATATGGAAATTATCAGAAAAAAAAAATAGTGAAGATAATGGTAATACAATTTCAATACTTAATTTAGCAAATGGCTTTGAAAGAATATTTAAAAAATATAACTTAAAGTTAGAAATTCCAATATATTATATTCCATCTATTTATTATAATACTGATTTGTCTATTAATACCAATAAAAGAAATATTTTAATTTGTAATGGACCATGTTTATCTGGACAAATTGAAAATATTCCACTAGATTATATTATTAATTTTTTATCAAATATGTATAATATTTATATTACTCATCCTTTAGTTGATAACCAAAATAATAATTCTAACATAATAAAATTGTATGATCTATATCCAATACCAAATATTCATATAATTGGTTCAATTGCAAAAAAAATGGACATTATTATTGGTAGAGATAGTGGTTTATTTTTCTGGACTCAAAATAAAGATACAATTAAAAAAAAATTTATATGTTTTTCAAAAAATGAACATAAAATACATAAAATATATAATGTTAAACGTTTTGAAACGTATCAAATAACTGCAGATGATTTATTAAATTTTATAAATACTTAAAAAATACATAATATATATTATATATAATGATAACAATTATATTAGAAAATAGTATTGAATTAATTAAAAAAATATTTGAACAAAATGTTGTATATAGTGTATGGTCTTCTAATAATTCAAGATCTCTTGGTGATATTTTATTATCATTACTTCAATATAATAAAAATGGTAAATTTATTTTTTTGACTCATACAGCACATAAAGACATATGTGATTTATTTTTAAATAAAATTGATATATTAATAATATCTGATTTTGCATATAAATATTCTGGATATACTAAAAATATACATGCAAATTATCAAAAATTAATTGATTATAATAATATTAATTATATTGAAAATCAAATAGATTTAATTAAAAAAAATATTAATTTTGATAATTTTTTAGAAAATAATGATGTTATTATTTATCCATATAGATCAGATAATCATCAAATAGATATAGATTATTTAAATACAATTGTGAAAGTATGTAAAAAGTTTAAATTAAATATATATACAAATATTGTTGAAAATCACCCAAATTATTTGAATGAAGAAATAATTGAAGGTACACAAAAATTAACTATTAAATTAGATAAATTAATAAAAAATACAAATAAAAAATTAATAATATTTTCAAATAGATCAGGTATTTTAGATTTATTATATTATATTTCAAATGTCACAATTTTTGATTTAGTACCAAATAATCCAGAATGGATGAAAGATTTTATTTTTGAGAAAAATAAAATTCATAAAAATATATATAGAGATAATGTGTATGACATATTTTATGAAAAAATAAATATTGATGAATTTTATAATCAAATTAATAATATTTTAATTAAACATATATAAATAATATGATAATATAATTATTTATATATAATGCATTTTTCTTATAATACTTATGATTTATATTTATTTGATTTAGATGGTACTTTAATTAATACTGAGGAATTACATTATCAAGCTTATAATTTATCACTTGAATTTTTTAAAACAAATCATCAATTTACATTTAATGAATATTGTAAACATGCACACTATTCTGATAAATCAATGAAAGAATTTATTGAGACAAATTTTTCAATTTCTTATGAAAAATTTTATCAAAAGAAAAAACAATTTTATTTGGATTTACTTGTTAATATTAATTTGATGCCTGGTGTTGAAAATATACTAAATAAACTTTTTGAAAATAATATTAAGACATGTATAGTAACACATTCAGATCGCGAAACTATTAATTATATTTTAACAAAACTACCTATTCTATCTAAAATAGATCTAATTATTACCAAAGATGATTATATAAATAAAAAACCTAGTCCAGAAGCATATGTTTTAGCTAGAAATAAATTTCCAGAATGTGTTAATCTAATTGGATTTGAAGATAGTTATAAAGGTTTTTTATCATTGAATAAATCAAACATAACAGCTGTTTTTGTAGGTGATATACAATATCCTTTTTTAAAACAATTAGATACAAAAAACTATATAGATAGTTTTATAAATATTTTAAATTTAAAGATTAATACATCATTAATATCATATTCAAATTATTTAGATAGTACATTTGATAAATATACTAGATCATTAGATTCATTAAAATCACATATGCCATTAATTTTAGATCAAATAATCCCATTAGTTAAATCATGTACTGGAAATATTTATATTACTGGAATTGGTAAATGTGGTCATGTATGTAAAAAATCAGTTTCTACTTGGCAAAGTTTAGGTATTAGTTGTCATTATATTAATATACCAGATTTATTTCATGGTGATTTTGGAATACTTAAACATAATGATTTAATTATTTATATATCTAATTCTGGGAATACAGATGAGTTAATTTCATGTGCACAATATATAAAAGATTATTTTAAAATTTGTCAAGTATGTTTTACAATTAAAGCTAACTCTAAAATAACTTCTATTGTAAATTTTAGTTTTCAGATTACAGATAATCTAACAGAAATAGATAATATTAATATGGCACCAACTACATCATCTATATTATTTATGAGTTTACTTGATATAATTGGAAGTAAAATTGCAATTGATAATAATCTTACAATTGAAAAATTTAAACTATCACATCCAGGAGGAGATTTGGGTAAAAAAACAAATAATATTATTGATTATGTTGTTATTGTTGCATCAGGACAAGGATCACGTTTATTTCCATATTCAAAATTCATTCCTAAAATTCTTGTAAATTATAATGATAAACCTTTTATTGAACATATTATTAAATACTGGAAACAATATACAGAAAATATTATTCTGATAATAAAT